CCTGAACCATATCCCTGCACCAGCCGTAACAATAATCCATGCCACCCAGCCGCTTGTATAAAAAAACACCTCACCGAACCGTTTCTTTTCCATCACCATCCGTGTTTTTTCCTTCTTCTCCACAGTAGCCGAATCAGTCCTTTCCCTCCAAAGTGTATCATGCCTTTCCACATTGATAAACACAAACCTGACCTGTCCCGGAATACTATCTTTATTCTCTATCGAATGAAATAGTTTTCCACCTCTCACCGCTGCATCATTCTTTGCATACGAAGTCTCCAGATGGGAAACACTATCCGTTATATTACTGCTTTTCTCCATCAGTCCGCGCATCATCATCAGGCTGTCCTTGTACACTTCCGTCCTTCGCTCATAGCTCGATGCCAGTTCCTTCAGTTCACTCACCAGCTTTCTGTAATCCGTCAGCTCCGTACTCACTTTCCTTGTCCCGCATGCACAAAAACACATCATCAGGCAAATCACATACATAATCTTTCCCATACCTCTCATCTTTCTGGTTTCACAATCACCGGGCGCAGGAAATTCACAAACTCATCCTTCACCTCGAAACAGGGACATTCTTTCAGCCATTCCCACCGTTCCACAATCCCATTTCCGTCTTTATCCGGTGAAGTATCCCTGTGTCCCAGCACATCCACTATCTCATATCGTTTGCAGATGTCCGCCACCAGCTCCCTCATAGCCTTTTTCTGTGCATTCGTCCGCGTATCCTTCGCCTTTCCGTTCCTGTCCAGTCCGCCCTCGTAGCAAATCCCGATAGAGCAACGGTTATAGCTGATTTTCTCTCCCGGCACGAGGCAGTTATCATGCGCCCCGATTTCGTTCTCAGCCCGCATCTTCACCACCCGGCCATCCTTCCTGATGTAGTAGTGATAACCCCACTTACCGAATCCGCGAGCCACATGGCTCTCATTTACCTGATTTTCCGTAAACTCCCTGTCCTCCCGTGTCGCCGAACAATGTATCACAATATAAATAGGTTTATTCATTCCTCTTTTCCTCCTTATTATTAGCGTTTAAATACCGTTTAAATCGATAAGTATAATCCACTCCGAACAATGCCCCCGCAAATGTTGAAATCTCGCCGTAGGCTACCAGAACAGAATTGTGGATTTCTCCCGTTGGAGCCACCCAGAACCCGCAGAACACAAGCACCAACCCCGACAGCGTCAGGAACACCGCAACCCCCAATTGTATATTCATTCTCTTTCTCATTTTATACCTCCCTTCTCTCACTTCGTATCAATCACCAGTTCCCCCGTGTCAGAGACCTGCACATCCGCTTTATACCCGTCCAGTTCCAATTGTGTTTGTACATCCGCCCGCATCTCCGCAGCCCTTCCCACACTCTTCAGATATCGTTCCCCCACACCCAGCACCGGATAATCCTTGAAATCCCCTTTATTCGACGCCACAATCAGCGCCACATGGTCATAGTCACTCTCATCCACCACCAGCCCCTGCGTGATAAATCCGTCAGCGTCCTTCATCACCTTCACCTTCAGCTCCCCCCGCTCGTCCAGCACAATTCCCCGTCTTCCCATAACCCTTCATCTTTAGTGTTTCACCTTTTTGTTCTCATAATCCCCTCTATCCAGCTTCTTTGCCTTCGATGCGATTACCGCCGCCGTCCCGCTTTGAGCCGATGCCGACCCGGTCGTACTCACCTGATGCGTATGCCCGTTAAAAGCCTCCACCAGATCATTCACCTTATCCGTCAGTTTCCCAATATCAATCATCCCTCCAAGTTCCCCGCCGTTCATTACAATTCCCGCAGAAGACAGACTCATAGTCACATTGCCCGTCTTTATCTCAACCCTTTCAATTTTCGACGTAGCCAATACCATTCCTTCGGCCATCCCCATTTGGAGTACCATCACATAACTACCCGTGGCAGGTATTATCCTGAAAACATCCTTTACCCTTTCATCAATCACAGCATTCAGCCTCACCTCATGCATTTCCGGTTTCCCTTCCCGTTCCACCGTGCATGTTCCTTCCTGTTCATTCACATCCTTTACGGTTCCCACGTCCACCCGACAACCCATCCCACCGCCTGCAGCCCGTCTTGCCAGTGTTTCAATCAATTCCTCAAAAGCCTGTTCCGCATTCATTCTACCTTATACCCCAGTTTATTTATTCTTTCAAAAAAAGCATTCCCATACCTCACTGTTACGCTTTCCACCAGATACTTTCCGTTCCTTTCCGGTTCCCGTGCCGATATCAGTTTCAGCGTATCCCCTGCATTTGTCCTCGGCAGGCCGAAGCCCGTCACTGTCCCGTCGAACCCGTCAAAAGACACCCTTTTATATTCCGCCAATGCCAGTTCCCTCAGCTCTTTCGCTGTTTTATTCGCATAGCTCAGCGTCTTCACCGTCGCAAACTGTTCCTTGCTTCCCACCGTTTCCGTCGTCTTTTTCCCGTCCCGGCTATAGCTCACAGCCTTTATCCTTATGTGTTTGTCTTCCTTGCGTTTGTATTTCAGATTACCTTTCTTCACGTTCTTTTCAAAGTCATACACATGCACCTGTTTTGCCACCGCCATCTCAAACTTGAACTTACACACCAGCTTCCTTTCTCGTATCGCCGAATAGAAACCATACTGTTCCTTCAGCACCCTCAACACCGCCAGCGTACTCTGGTTATCAATCTGAAACTTCCCTAACTTCGCCTCATGGCATTCTATCTCATACCCCGGTGCAATGTATTCCAGCACCTCTCTCAGCGTCACCTCCTTCCAACTCTTCACAAAAGAATTCTGCCTCATGAAGAACGTCTCGTCATCCAGATACAACTTCATCGGAAACCCACTCTCGATCTCCCGTATATACCCCTCAAATTCCACAGCCAGCTCCCCGTTATATCCCAGTTCCAGCTTTACCCGGTCTCCCACGGAAATAAACTCTTTCAGTTCCCCCTGTTCGCTCCCATATCGCCGTGGTATCACTACCGTAGCCTTATCCCCGAACGTCTCCACCGTCTTGCTTATCTCCGCGCTTGAAATCCGGTCAAGTACCGCCTTCCTGCCACCCAATTGCTGTTCAATAGTCAGCCTCGAACACAAATTCAAATACAACATAACCTATTGAATTAAAGAGAATACAGCAGGCTTGATACTCTTTGCTACCAGCGAATACTTCACCGTATCCGGGAAACCTTCGACAGGTTCAAAACTCTGTTCCCGGAAATAGATAGACCTTATCCCCAAGTCCAGCAGTAGCGGACACGCCACGTCTATCACATCGTTTATCTCAAAGAACTCCGCCAGCAGCTTCACCTTTTCCCCCGGATATCCGTGTTCATCCATATCCACCACCAGCCCGTCCAGTTCTATCTCCCACGAATTCACCCCGAAGTTTTCCACCACTTCCGCCTCATTGCCTCCGTCTATCACCGTTACCGTGATATTCTTCGTCCTCCTGAATCTCATAAGAGGAGGCGGAGCAAACACGCCTGTACTGTTTTCCTTCAGACTGCCGAACGAAAAATTCATTTCTTTCCCCTCATGCTTCATCACCATTTCCGCCCAAGTCCAGTCTGTAGGAGCATATACGGGCGCGTCATACTTCGCCTCATTACCGTTTCTACCTTTCCATTTCGCCTCATTGAAGGCTATGCCCGCTTTAAAGATGCCCGCATTGGCCAGCCCTTCCGCTTCCCCCGCCAGTGTACCCGAAACGAATCCCCAGGCACTCTGATACCTCGCTATCAAATCAACAATATATCTCATGTCCGTCTATTCGTTCAGTTTCACACCCAGCATTCCATTTCTCGCCAGCCATTCCATTTGCCTTACCTTTTCCGCCCAAACCTCATCCGGCAAATCTTCCGGGAAAGGAATATGAAACCACAGGCTCAACATCGCATTATACTTCCTCACATAGTCCGTGTTTGCCGTATCCAGCAGGGGCGGGCACCCGTCTACAGCATCTTTACTTCGGGCTTCTGAAAAGGGAGAAGTTCAGTAACAGCAAAGAATGCCTGATAGAACAGGTTGTCATCCTCCATCACAGCGTCCACATCCGTCAGCACACAGTTGCGCACATAAATTTCTTTCGCCTTTCCCGGATTCGTATTCTCCCATTTTTCAGCCTCACTGATAATCTTCCGGTCAGGACTCTTCACCAGCACTTCCAGCGCTACGCTTTTCTCATCCTCCGCTTTCAGTGCCACCTTTGCCAGCTTGCAACCCGGATTCTCCGCTCTCTTTTTCTCGATCAACTCCTTTGTAATTTCCATAACCTTTTAATTTTTAATTCTTTAATTTTTAATTTATACGTTATTGTATTCCACTTCCAGCACAAACAGTTCATACTGCTTGTTCAGTCCCATTTCCGTATTCACTTCTCGCCCCTGACTCTGGAATTTGGCCAGAATCGTATCATTCACCACTTTGTTATAACCGTCCACGAATGTCACATTGATAGGAAACGGCTTGATGCTCAACAAGTCCCCTCCGCAGGCACCTTCCAATGCCACCGCTTGGTTCATCATCATCGTAATGCTTCCCGTATGGTCTATCTTGCCCATGCTCCAGCTCGTAGCCCTGCGGCTGCCTATCGTGTGGTTTTTCTGGTGTTCCTGTGTCGTGCCGTACTCTATGGCCGTCACCTCTTCCCACACCTGCCCCAGCGCCGTTATCGTGGCATCCCCGCCGTCATACGCTTTTCCGTCTCTTCTTATCTTCATATTGCCTCCTCGTCAACTAAATAGAACTCTTAATATTCACCGTCCCTTCGATGGAACCGATACACCCCATAGGCATCCACCGAAAGAATACCTCCAGCGTCCGTTCCCCGGTCATCAGGTTACTGTCTTCATCCACTTCAGTTTCTCCACCGCTCAGTTCCTGCTTGGCCGCCATGTTCGCAAAGATATCGTTGCCGATATCCTCAAAGTACTTCACCATCCCTGTCGTCAGCTTCCCCGTCACTGGGTCAACGGGTACCGTCGTTTTCACCTTCTGCAAGTAAGCCGCATACAGTTCCCGTATCACCTTGCAGTTCGTCCGGCTCATAGCAATAGTGCTTTCGCTCATGTTCCCATCCTTGTCCACCACAATCCGGGCGCACACATGGTCATCATTCAGACACACCACTCCGGAGTAATATTCCCCCAGAATATAACCTTTCGCATTCAGGCTCTCCAGCTCCTTCTCTTTATCCTTCACCCGTTCATGACTCGACAATCCCGCATTCACCCAGTTTCCCCGGTTCGCATCCGTCAGTATCATTGTAGCCACCTCGCCGATGTTGTACGATACAGGCTGAGCCGCCATACACCCCAACAAACTGCCTACCGCAGCATATTTCTGCGCCGCCCCTGTCAGCGTCTCGGCAAAACCCCAATCTTGACCGATCATCACGCTCACCTGCGGGCAATCCAGTGCGGCACCTTCCACCTTCAGCTCCCTCATGTTCGCCATCGTTGCCGCTGTCACGGTGCTCAGTCCTGCACATTCCAGCACCACATGCACAGGTCTTCCGCCTTGCCGTGCCCAGTCCGCCAGCAGTTGTGCATCCACTATGGCAGTGCTCATTTCATCCGGTATTCCATCCACCAGCGTCACTTTATCCGGTATATAGCAAAAACCGATGTTGAACACCTGACCGTCACTATCCGCAATCAGCCCCGTTACCGCCTCATCGTTAATCAGATTTGCATACTTGCCACCTTCTCCCTTAGCCACATTCAGCACGTACAACTGTGCTCCTTTACCACCCATGCGGAAGTATTCCGTAATATGGTGATACAACAACGCATTCGCTGCTTCACTGATACCGTATGCCGTCATGTCGTTCGTAGAAGTCAGCAATGCGTATTTCCCCTCTGCCAGTGTCGTCTCTCCGCTGCCCACCGCACCGAAATACCCCACCAGTGCCGAAATCTTTTCATAACCGCCTGCGGCATTCCGGCCAACTTTGCCCTTTTTGATATTGACTCTATTCATCGCCTTCCGTCTTTTCAGTTGCATTTCCGGCATCCACAGCTTCCTTCTCTGCTTTCACATCCTTCTTATCCGCTTTCACAGACGCTTTCACCTCTTTCTCCGGTGCCTTTTCTTCCTCGTCAGTGTCATACATATAGGTGGACACCTTTTTCTTGTCGCCCCCTTCACTCGCCACCGCATAAGAGTGGTTCGTGAAGTATTCTCCTTTCGTGTTGTAGAACAATCTGTCCACACCCAGCTCTTTGCAGATACGTTGCGCCTCCGTTGTCACTTTCGTCACTTTCTTTGCCATATTATTGTTTATTACAAGGGTAGGGGATAAATCCCCCGTCCCTTTGGTTATACACTTCTCGATTGTTTATTTGCCCGATACGATAGCACCTACCGCGCCCTCTTTCTTCTGCGGAAGTGCCACGAACCTCGTCGTAAAGCTCACCAGATTCCGCTTGTTCACCGGGTCATTCTCCGCCTTGCTGTAGTACATCTTCGTACCGCCCTTGCACTTGAACATGCGCGGCACGTAGAAGAATACCGACCCCTCAAAATCATTCACCGTAGCCACCGAACCGAAGCTCTTCTTCTTTTTCGTCGTACAGTCAAACAGCGGACAGTTCACCGCCTCATAAATCTCAAACCCGTACATCTTCATAATCACTCCCGTCGAGTAATCATGATACTGGTTCTGGAACTTCTGGTCTATTTCCAGCAAATCCGCCACATGGTCACTGCAAAGCACCAGTCTGCGTCCCTTCTTCGGCACCTTCAGCTTATCCAGCTTCCTGCGCAACGCAATCACATCCAGACGTGTCAACTTCTTGCGTCCGTCCTCATCCATCGTTCCGGTAGTCAACAGCACAGGCGTCTCCGCTGTGTCCTCCGTCGGAGCAAACGCATGAATGGCCTTATCCAGCATCGTTTCACTCAATCGGTTCCCGTGTCTGGTCTTCACCAGTCCCATCTTGTCATACGCCAGCGCATACAGTTCGTCATCCGTCACCTGTGTCGGTTTCGTCTCAAACTTGCTCAGCTTTATCGACACATCCCCGTCTTCCAGTTCCTCAATCTCCAGCGGATACGTCGTGTTGTCCACCAGCACCGTCGGGTCTCCTGACACATCGCTCAGATGCACCACATCATTTTCCGCATACTGGCTGAAGTCCGGCACACCCTCCAAGAACGTTCCCTCCAGCGCATGCGTATAATGTTCCACCACCTGCCGTGTCCATACTTCCACATACACACCCGCACGCAATCCGTTCGGCAATCTCACAAAATAGCTGCCCACGCCGATAACCACCATCCCGATAGCTCCCAGCCAAGCCGGAACCCCGATACACGAAGCAAGCAGCCCGCCCATTACCGTACAAACCAACAGCCCCACAAGAGCCATCACAATTCTAATCATCTTCTTTCTCATCTTCACAAAATCTTCTTTTTAAATACTGATTATTTACCCTTTAAACGTCGCCTTATACAACGCCTCAAACTTCTCCGGTTCACTCTTCGCCAACGCTTCCAGCCCTCTCGGGTCTTCTTTCTGCCACTGTTCCCAGCCCCAATCCGCACGCGCTCCATTCGCTGCTCCGGCCATATTCGCCGCTCCGCCTCTCGTAACTTCCACCAGTGACGGTGCAGGTTTCATTCCACCCAGCACCGTTTCCAGTGCCTCAACCCCCGATTTCTCACCGATAGCCATAAATGTAGCCGTCTGTCCTGCCTGAATCTTTCCGGCCTTTGCAGCCGCGTTCACCGTGTCCGTAATCCGTTTCTTGTTCGCAGCCTGCATTGCAGCCTCCGCATTGTCTGCCCGGTTCTTCTCCGCATCCAGTTTTACCTGTATTGCGTCCTCAATTTCCTTGTCGGTACTTTGTGCGGTTACGCCCGTCAATCCGAACTTCTTAATCAAACCTTCTTTGTCCATTTCACTCTCATTTTTTTGGTTATTACAGTTTTTCAAAACTCCATTTCCTTCCGTCCCTTCCGTAGTCTCTTCCAGACAGGCCGCGAACCGGCTATACAGCGCCTTGGGTGTTTGCATTTTCAATTCCTCCGCGGATACCTGCGTAACGCCTGTGGCTATTGGTTCCACAATGCCGTCTATTAGTTTTGCATCCATCGCCTCCTGCGCCGTAAACCAGTTGTCGCCTACCAGCAATTCCTCAACTTCCTTTTCACTCTTCCCTGTTTTGCTGGCATATACCTTCTTGAAATTCTTCTCCATTCCCCGCAGTCCTTTCGCCGCTTTCTCCATCTCTGCCGCTGTGCCGTAGCATCCGCCTTTCGGTGCATGCACCATCATGTACGAGTTCTCACACATGTACACCTTTGCCGCCGCCATCATTATTACCGTCCCCATCGAGCACGACACCCCGGCCACAATCACATTCACCTTCACCCCGCACCCCTTGATGTGGTTATAAATCAGCGTTCCTTCTTGCACGTCGCCGCCTTGTGTATGCAACAGCAGGTTCACTTCATCAGCGCCCTTCCTCGCTTCATCAAAGCGGGCAATGAAGTCAGCCGCCGAATTTATTCCATACGGATAAATCTCACCGTACAGTTTCACCTCACCTTTTTTCTTCTCTTTTGCCATTCGCCGCTTGTTTTTTCAGCAAACATAATCCCCTTTTTCTACCCGCGCAACTATCTGTACGCCCCTTGAACCATCCGTTTTAAGGCTTGAACACTTCTTTCGTTTTCAGCTATTTAGCACTCATCTTTGTCTAAAAAAAGGTGTAAAGCTATGGCAGAGATAGGGAACGACAAGAAACGTGAGATAGCCGAAGACATGTACATACGTCTCGGCCTTACAGGGCGCGAAATTGCCGAAAATTTAGGAGTAACAGAACAGACCGTCAGCCGATGGAAGAAAGGCCGTGAGGGCGAAAAATCGTGGGACGACCGCAAGACCGAAGCACAGCTAACCCCGCTCAAAATAAAAGAGCTTCTTCTCAAAGAAGCCGAAAAACTTGCCAAAGGCGAAGAATCCCTCGTCAAGGCCGACCAGCTCAGTAAAATCATGGCGGCTATCGACCAGCTCGACAAGAAAATCAATGTCCGCACCGTCATGGACGTCTTCCGCGAGTTCGACATCTGGATGTCCGAGCAAGAACCTGCCACCGCCATTCAGTTCACCCGTTGGCACAAACTCTTTCTTCAGTACCGCGTCAGCCTCGAAGCCTGACACCGGGCTAATCTCAATTGTAAATTGTAAATCGCTAAATTGTAAATTCAAATGGCTCTTAAATACGACAAACTCCTCAACGACTACGACAAGCATTGCCAGCGCATTGCTAAATCCACCACCATCCGCATCAACGAAACCCCTGCGGAGAAAGTCAGGCGCATGCGCCATCTCGAAGCCGACTACACCCGTTGGTTCAGTTATTACTTCCCCAACTTTGCCAAGAAGCCCTGCGCATGGTTCCACAAGCGTCTGGCTAACAAAGTCATAGAGAACCGTCACATTCGCGCCCTTGCCGAGTGGTACCGCTCCGCCGCCAAATCCGTGCACATAGACATGGGCATCCCCCTTTTCCTCTACTTGGTCAAGGGCGATCTCCACTACATGCTTCTTATCGGCGAAACCGAACCCAAAGCCCGCAAGCTCCTTTCCTCCCTTCAGGCGCAACTGCAACACAATCAACGCATCCTTAACGATTACGGCCAGCGTTTCCAGTACGGCGACTGGGCTGATGGCGATTTCACCACCGTCGACGGTGTCAAGTTCACCGCCCTCGGTTTCATGCAGTCCCCCCGTGGTGCCCGCGAAGACGAGAACCGTCCGGACTACATCGTCATCGATGACGTCGACAACAAACGCCACGTCAACAACGACCGCCTCATGCGCGAAGCCATCGAATTCATCACCGAAGACGTCTGGGGAACCTTCGACACCGACCCCGATGCAACCGACCGCTTCATCTATGCCAACAACAACTTCCACAAAAACAGCATCACCAACCGCCTGCACCAGCTTTTCCTGCAAAAACAGCAGCAAGCCCTTCAGGACGGCGACACTACAAACTACTATCTCCTCAAAGTCTGTGCCGTCAAGAACCTCAACGATTTTACCCCCGAATGGCCTGAAAAAGCCGATGCCGCCTACTGGCGTAAGAAGTTCAACGACATCCCGTACCGTTCCTTCATGCGCGAGTTCATGCACGTTCACATTCAGGACGGTGCCGTCTTCCGTCACGAAGATATCGTATGGGGACAAATGCTTCCTCTCAAAGAGTACGATGGCCTCTGCTTCTACGGCGACCTTTCCTATAAAGCCGCCGGAGACTACAAAGCCATGCTCCTCGTTGGCAAAATAGGGCGTCAGTACCACATCATCCACGTCTACCTCCGTCGTGGTTCCCGTGCCAAGTGCGCCGCCTGGCTCTACGATCTTTACGAGGACTTGAAGTTGGAACGCTTCAACATCTCCTATGTCATCGAAGGTCTTTTCGCTATGGACGAGTTCGTCAACGACTTCGACACCGAAGGTGACGAACGCGGCTACCACATCCCCGTCACCGCCGACAAGCGTGGCAAGGCCGACAAGTACGACCGTGTCGAGTCCACCGCCGGATTTTTCGAGCGCCACAACGTCATCTTCAACATCCTCATGCAGCAAAATCCCGACTTTATCACCCTTGTCGACCAGTTCCTCGCCTTCGAGCGTGGTTCACAGGCCAATGACGACGGCCCCGACGCTTGGCACGGCGCACAAGCCCGCCTCAATAAAATCACATTCGTTGATAAGTTCCAGCCCCGCACCGTCAGCCGGGCCGAACGTCGTTCAAAATCTAAAAACAACTATTGATATGGCAAACTTTATACAAGAAACCGATTACGAAGTACAGGCGCGGCAAGAAATGATCCGCCTTTTAGACGGCTCTGACGAGCGCACCGCACTACTCAAAGCCGAACGCTTCGCTGTCTCCCAGATACGCAAGTACATCGGAGGCCGCTACGACTGCGACACCATTTTTGCCGCCACTGGTGACCTCCGCGACGATTACATCATTATGATAACCATCGACATCGCCCTCTATCACCTTTGGAGCAAGAAAGCCCCCAAGCAAGTCCCCGAGCATCGCAAGGAACGCTACGCCGATGCCCTCGATTGGCTCACCAATGTCGGCTCCGGTGAAATGCCCACTGACCTTCCGCAACTACCTACGGACAGCTACCGCGGAGACCTGCGCATCTATTCCCTCCACAAACCTAATGACAATAAGTATTAATCCCGCGCTATCCACGTTTAAGCGCGTTTAAATCGAATTTAAAACAGATAAACCGTATGAGTGCTAAACCTAAAAATAAAACCCCGCAAATACGCGGAAAACAGCCCGATCTGATTGTGGCTAAAATAGTCAGCGAATTCAAAGACCGCACCCGTGCCGAAATCCGCAAGTGGCGGCAGGCGCTCGAAATGGCCGGAGACGTCAACACCCCTCGTCTTTATGCCCTCCAAGACCTTTACGACAACCTAAAGGACGACGGCCACTTCATTTCCCAGATAGAACTCCGTAAAGCCGCAACGCTTTGCGCCCCCTTCCATATCCAAGACCGCCGCACAGGCGAAATCAACGAAGAGAAAACCAAGTTCTTTATGTCCGAATGGTTCTACAACTTCATGGAAGACGCCCTCGAAGCACCCCACTACGGTTACACCCTCCTCGAACTCACCGACCCGGGTACCATGTCCTTCACCCTCGTTCCGCGTCGCAACGTCGTCCCCGCGCTTTCCCTCGTCCTCCCCGAAGTCAGCGCCTCCACGGGCATCTCCTATGCCGTAGGCTTCGAGAACACCCTCATCCATGTCGGCAAAGTCACCGATCTCGGACTCATGGCCAACATCTGCGGCCAGCTCATCTGGAAGCGCAACGCCCAGCAGTCATGGGCGGAGTTCTCCGAAAAGTACGGCCAGCCCCTCATCACCGCCACCACCAACAAAACCTCCCAAGGCGACCTCGACAAAATCGAATCCATGCTCACCGCCCTTGGCGAAGCTGCACAGGCCGTCCTGCCCGAAGGCACCACCATCGACATCAAGCCCTTTGCAGGCTCCGATGCCTACCAAGTCTACGACAAGCAGATAGACCGCATCAACACCGAAATCGGCAAACCCATCACTGGCGGAACCATGATCTCCGACAATGGCAGTTCCCGTTCCCAGTCCGAAGTCCACGAACGCAACCTCGACGGCAAGATAGCCGCCGCCGACCGTCGCATCATCACCTTCACCGTCAACAACCAGCTTCTCCGCATCATGCAGGTTCATGGCTGGGATATCAACCCCGAAACCGACGAGTTCATTTTTGACACCACCGTCCAGCTCTCCCTCAAAGACTACTTCGAGATAGTCACCCGCCTACTCGACAAAGGTTATCCCATTCCCACCAAGTGGATCAGCAAAACCTTCAACATCCCCATCGATGGAGAACCCACCCCCGTGCAGCAATCCTCACCCTTCCAGCAGCTTCCCAGAGCCGAAGCGAAGCCCGGAGGCTTTCTCGCAAATTTTCAGTAGGGGCACCCCGGAACTCCAACCCGGCAGCGTGCCCCGTCCCTCGGCTATCTATACCCCATCTTTATCCCATTCCTTCCCGTCCTATCGCACAAGGAAACGAACTCCCTGACTTTGCTGACGAAATATCCCGTCTCTGCGTCAGCATCTACCAGCAGCGCAGTGGCGTCCATCACGACCCCGACCTGCTCAACGCCACCGCCCGCACCCTTCTCGAAGGCGTCTACAGTGGTTATGGCAATGACTTCGTTTCCGTCGACTGGAACACCCCCGATCACCTCATGCTCACCCGCCTCACGCAGAACGTCTTCAGCTTCTCCGCTGCCAAGAACTATCAGGAACTTCGCACCATCACCTCCGCCCTCCGCGACGAAGAAGGCCACCTCCGTAGCTTCCCCGATTTCCGCGATCAAGTCTCCGCCATCAATACCAAGTTCAACCGCACATGGCTCCAGACCGAATACGACACCTGCATAGCCACCGCCACCCAGTCCGCCCGCTGGCAACAGTTCCAAGATCAAAAGAACCTTTTCCCGTGCCTCCGCTACCAAACCGCCGGAGATGAGAACGTGCGCGATGAGCATCGCGCTCTCGATGGTGTTACCAAGCGCATCGACGACCCGTTCTGGCGCACCTACTATCCACCCAACGGTTGGAACTGCCGATGCGAAGCCATCCAAGTCCCCGAAGACGAAGTACAGGAAACCCCGGACGGTACCTATCACACCCCCTTCGTTCCCGAACTCTTCCGCACCAATTCCGGCCAGACCGGACTAATTTTCCCAAAAGGACATCCGTACTACACCGATGTCCCAGGCAGCGAGATACGCCGCGCCATAGCCTACCTTCCTCCGGAAAACGCCTATCTCGACCGCCATCTCGACATCTCCGGCCGTCAGGTTCCCGTTCATCAACACGTCATGCACGGCTCCGACGAGCTTCCCGGAAACCTCGAAGTCCTTTCCGACCTTCTCCGCCTGAAATCCGAAATCACCGAAGCCAGCCTTTTGCCCGACATCCATTACAAAGACGCCGACCTGAAGCCGAAATTCTATCCCGAAAACTGGAAATTCCACAATAAAGACAAGAACGCCGATGCCGTTCTCAAAGTAGGGAAGAAGGAACACTGGGTAGCCGATTTCAAGCGTCTTCAAGGAAGTGGGAAGCACCTTGCACCACACCTCGAAAAAGCTGCCCAGCAAGCCGATTATGCCGTTATCAAACTATCCGAAACTCACAACGAAGGTCTCTTCTCCATGCAGGCCACCATTCAGCGCAAACTGGAGACCACCGAATTGAAAGGCGTAATCATCATCGGCCATGACGGATCAACGTAAAACCCTGAGGAGT